GAGGAGGAAAACCGGGTGGTTTGTTACGGCGTTAGCCCCTATGATCCAAACCGCCCCTCCCACTGTTGCATTTTGCGGCGTTTTCCTTCGCCGTCTTCCTGCTGTGGCAGTTCACGCACCTGGCCTCGCCATTGGCCACGTCATACCGTGCGCCACCTTGGCTGATCGGCACGACGTGGTCAGCGTGCATCTCTCTGCCGTGTGCCACACGCTTGCAGTCAACGCATTGCCACGCACACTTGTTGAGCACTGCCTGACGCCACGCCTTGTGGGCCTTGTCGCAATAGCCTCGAGCAGCTGCGTTAGGTCTGCCTGACTCATCACGCCCAATCGCTGTCCGCAACCTTGGCGGCCTAAACGATGGAATGCGTGCGGGCATTGGCCTAGCTCTTGAACATTACCACGCCGACCGTGCCCGTGCTGTTTGTCGTGGCCGACACGACCTTGAGGAACGGCAAAGCAAACACGGCATCTGGCAGCGAGTACATGCGGCCTTCTGTGCTGGACGGTGCCAGGGTGATGTCAGCAGCCGAGCCGTCAGCACCGTAGATGCGACGGTAAACGCCGTCGATCACGTTGCAGCCCCAGCACTGCAGCGACACAGCGTTGGTGCTGATCGTGCCGATAGACACGACACCGCCTGCCATGTCATCAAGACGCAGGGTGGTGGCCAACGTGGTGGCCGTATGCAGCGTGATGCTCTGTTCACGCTCGTAACGCTTGATCTTGACGTGCGACATCTGGGAGCTCCTATGCGTGGCGCGGGGTTGTCCCGGCTCGAGGCCGATGCCTCTAGGCTATGGCAGGGGGCCGTATTCCGTGCAGTACGGCGCGGCCGTCTTTCGCCGCAAGAGCGCACTAGCCACGCCGAGGCTGCCAGCCCAGGTGAGATCGGGCTGGCAGCCTAGCCGCTAGGAGTGCGGCTATCTTTCGGCATGGATCGCGTTGATCGGAAGCCCGGCCTCGAAGGCGTGGCGCGTGATCGCATCGCAGTCGTATGTGCCATGCGGCGAAGGAGACTCGGCGAGCGGGACGCGAAACCTCCAGTCCTCAATGTTCACGACGGCATCATGCCCGGCCTCAACGCCCTGGGCAAAACCTCTGCGAAAAGCTCGCTCGCACGACTCTGCAATCTCTTGGCAGACAGCCATCCGGTCGGAGTCGCTGAGTCGGTAGAGCAATCCGAGTCGGCCAACATCATCGTTCATTGCATACTCCTTTGGCGAATTGAACACGCGAACTGTAGCGGCGTTTTCGCCTGCTGCAAGCGCGTCAATCAACGTCAAAAAAGATCAACGTGCCGCAACGTGCCAGCCGGTGCCACGGCTTGCCAATGTCCCGACCGTCCCTTCGCTCTATAGCGTCGTTCGTTCCAGAAACGCCCGTAGCGTGTCCGCTGCCTGTCTCTGATCCCGAGCGTAGCCGCCTAGATCACCGCGAAGCGACCCCTCCAGTTGGCGTTCAATGGCGAACAAACCTTCGGCAATCGCCTCCCGCTCCTTGTCAGTGAGGGTAAGCCGGGAATTCCATGAATCAACTGTGACCACAGACCCATCCTCGTTCACTCCGACAATCGGCCGCGCCGGTGTCCACTGGCTCATATGTCCCTCTCTGATTTCAGTAGTGCCCCGATCATATTTGAAACTGAGCGCAAAACGTCGATTTTCTCATATGACTTGGGCGTCTTTTTCTCGCAGCCTCTTGGCGGCGTACTCCAGCAATCCCAGCGCCTTCCTCACAACCTCGTCTTTTGTCTTCCCGCAAACCGGCTCGCTCGTCGTTATCGTGCCGTTGACCGGGTGATCCCAAGTCTCAGGCGAGACGATCTGGTTCCCTGACTCCGCATCGACCAACCGCCAAGGGTTTGACGAGTAGCCGAGTTTTCTGATTTCAAACGGCATGTAAGAAATCCTGCCCCGTTTTTCTTTCGACGCTCTCTGCGGCGTGTACGGTCAGTGTTCCAGCAGTTCTGCCGGGATGATCGTCCGTATCTGGGTTGCCAGCCGTGCCGCCTCCTCGCCCGGTTCGCCGTGCTTGAGCAGCGTGCGGCGCGTTTGTTCGATCTGCCAGAGAACGCCTAGAGCCTCGCGGCCCAGCCGGGCCGCATCGAACTCAGCCTGCTCGTCTGGCAATCGGTAACGGAGGGTGACGGTCGGCATTATCAGTGCTTCGTAATTGCGGCGTATCGTGTTTCGCGGCGGCTGGGCGTCGAATCTGTGGTGTGTTATCTGGCGAGGTCGTGATTACCGGGCGTTATACGGAACAGCAGAAACACTGGTTCTGTGGCTACTTGCTTTCCGTTGGCGGCTCAAACGACATCGCCGTTGGCGTCGGGCCGTCCTTGTGGTGCGTCGGCTTCGTCGGCGTCCAGTCCAACTCCTTGAAGGCAAACCCTTCGACGGCCGCCTGCTTCCATGTCTCGTCCATCTGCTGGGCCATGGCAATCTGCAATGCCTGCGCCCAAGAGAGTGAGACTGAGCATGGCGGCAGCGTTGAAGGCCACATCACAGACTCATCGTCGCACATCGTTTACCTCCATTGGTCGCCAGATTCTACGCTCACAGAACCAGCGGATGCAGCGGACGGCTCCTTGTTGTCTTGCGTCATGGTTCGTCTCCTCATCGCCGCCGCTGATCCTGCGTGTTATCCAAGAATGTAGACGTTCCCGCCAGCCTGCCTGACCTTCGCCACAAACTCGTCTAGCGTGTCGCCGGCGTGGACGTTGACCGGAGGGTTCACGCCCGTTGAACGAAGCCACGCGATCGCCCCCGCGTTGATGTCACGCACGCTGAATGGAGAGTTGCCGAACGCCGACGCCGGAGTGTCAAACGGGCCTTCCCATGCAACCTTGACGACCTCGTATGCGGGAGTACCGTCATCGTTCCAGTCGCGTTCACAGCATGGCTTGCGACACAACTCACCAACGGCGAGCAATCCTCGCTTCGCGTCTGGATCGTTCCGATATTTCGGCTCGTTGTGCCAACACGGCTTATATGGCTCGCCGGCGTTGTGTTCATACGGCGCGTCGTCCCAATCGTCGCCCCACTGCTCCGCCACCGGTCGCGTAGTGAAGTAGGCCCAAGGCCCGTCGATGTAGCACAGCCGATGGATAACCACCGGATGCAACGGACTCGCGTCAACGTCGGAACTCATGTCATCCTCCTGCGGCTGCGAGCCGCTGATCCTGCGTGTTCTCACTCAAATCTGGCGAGCAGTGCCGCCATAACGTCCGACCGAATCCGGTCTGCCTTTTTCCTAGAAAGCCGCACAATTGCCGCAGCGTATCCAATCGCCTCTCGCTCCTCAGCGGTCAGCGCTCCATCGCGTTTTTCGCCAAGCGAGTCCGGCTCTGGGGCGACCTCCGCCCCCCATGCGATCCCAGCCTTATCCAATGCGTCCCTATGCTGACGGCAGCACTGGTTCCATTTGATCCCAGCGAAGTTGCCAGGAAGGATTTGGCCCGGAACGATAACCGCCCCGTGAGAACCACGCGATGCAGCGGACATCTCATTCGCCTCGTCACTCATGGTCGCTCCTGTGTTCGATGCCGCTGATCGTTGGCGTTCTGTCGATCCCGGCGGGTTCGCGGCACCGGTTTATCGTTCCGGTCGCTGCCCGCCGAGATCGCTGGTCAACATTGTACCGCGTCAGACACGCCGCGCAATGCTGTTTTGCGGCCTTACTCTGGTGCAAGAGCGCACCGAAGTTAGCGATTTCCGATAACTCGGCTAACTTCGATTGAATTGCACGACGTAAGGTGTAGAGCGCAACTACACCGGATCGGGCGGCAGCAACGCCAGTGCCTCCGCAATCGGCACCACTTCAATCTCGTTGAATCGGCTGGCGTCCAAGTGCGCGAAGCCGGCGGCGTAGATACCACCAGGGCCAACCTCCGAGAGGATGTCGGCGCAATGGTAGTACCTTCCATCCGTGAGAGGCCCGGCAGGGATGGCGGAAAACGTCGGCCTGCCGTGCTGCGACTGCACCTCAATCAATCGGTCGCGCAGGTTGGCGGAAAACACGAGAGCGTATTGCCGACCGTATTCGGCAGACAACGGCAGTTGAGAAAGGAGGTCGGCTAGCGTCATGGGATTCCCGCCGCAATGTCGGCGTACAAGGTGATCAGCCGTGAGCGCAATAGCGCGAAGTCGATGTTAGTTCCCATGCTATACCACCTCATGCGCGCGTTAGAAAACAGGGTGCTGTATGCCGATGACCTGAAAACGTGAATGTTTCCGTTGGCCGGTGCGCTGCTGTTGCGTGTTCCCGCCCCGCCAGAGCTGGCACCCCACCGCATCGTAAACGTCGTGCTCCCGCTGCGAGTCGATCCGATAAGTCCGGTGGTTGTATCCGTGTTGGCCCCTGGGCTTTGATTGCTGCTCTGGTTATTGAATTGAAGCGCGCCGCCGGTCGCAAAAATCTCGCTCGCCGCGCTGCCACCGCCGCCGGCTCCCATCATGTAGAGAAACGAACCGCTGGTCTGTGCGGTATGAACCTCTACGCTCATGTGAAAATCGTTCTGTGTGAACGTGTTATTGTTGACGTTGGTGTTCAGAAACTTTGTATTCGCCGTGCTGCCGATGAGCCCAGTTTTGCGGTCGTAGTCGCTGGAGGTAAAGGCGTTGCTGGTCGGCGCGGTTCCTCGCAGCGGAATACAAATCCCCTCTAGCGTGCGTGCGCCAGCCAGGATGCAGCAGTGCGTCAGCGGCGTCCACAAAGAATCCGTTTTCAGACCTTGCACAAACGTGTCAATGGCCCGCCTCACCTTGTCCTCTAGTTTCGACTTGTCGGCCGCCTCCACCGCGAGCACATAGGCGCGGGCGTCGGCGTCTATCGGCGTGTAGCCTGACGCTCTGGGGCGAAGGAGACGGGGCGACATTGCCATTGAATTACGCTCTTGTAGGTGATGTAAGGTCAGTTCTTCGGGGCCGGCTCGACCGGCACGACAACGCTCGTTTGATACGCCCGCTCCTGCGTCTTCGGTTGTAACGCGTAGAGCAACTTTGTCTGCTCTTGGATCGCTCCGCTGATGTCTTTCTGCGTCTCGCCCAACTGCTCGAGGAACTGCGTGTGAGCATGGACGAGGGGCAACAGCACGTCCTGCCGCAGCACCCAGCCGAACGCGATCGCGACCAAAGTGGGAAATCCCCACCGCTCGATGATCGAGAACATCGTGCCCTTTACTTCGTCAGTCATGCAGTCATCTCCGCCTTCCAGCCTTCGATCAGCACCCTGTTGGCACGACGTTCGAGCCACCACTTCACAAGGTATTCAATCACGGCGACCGCCACGGCTTGCAGCAAGAACATCCAGATGAAGCCGTATTCCTGGGCTTCATAGGGGCTCGCCGCCTGGTGCAGCCGCTTCATGTGACCGAGCAGGGCATGCGTGTAGACGCCGCGTTGCTGGTTGTCTTGGCAGGCGTTCAAATACTCGCCTTCCCAATTCTCAACCGCGAGCGTCACGAAATCGTTCACCGTGTCGCGGCCCACGATCCGCTTCCGCAGCGGCGGCAGCGAGGCCCAGCACTGTTCCTGCAGATCGGCGAGCGTCATGGTCGGCAACTCCCAGAGGTGCAGACCGTGCCACCGATCAGCACACTCTTCGGCGTCTTTCCGGTTCCGCCGCACGCCCGGCATGTGCTGACGATTCTTCCATCTCCGACCTTCCCGGTGCCGTTGCAATTTTCACAAGCATCACTCGCCGGGGCGGGGGACGGCGGCTTCAGGCGATAGAGCACCGCGAGCCGGGCACCCTCGCACGCGAGATCCGCTGCGACGGTTGGATCGACCGGGCCGCGATCGACGCAGCCGGCGAGCACTAGGGCGAGCACGGGAAGCCACCGCATCAGAGCACCCCCTTGAGCCAACCGGCCTCGGGCATGAGCTCGGGCTGAAAGCCGTTGAATCCGGCGACCGCGTACGAATCGCCTCCCTTGCACATGCCGTCGATCACCTCGGCATCGACCCAGCCGGCCGAACGCTGAAGTGCCTTCGGCAGCCGCTCATCAACCGGGCCGTCATAGCAATCGCCCCACGAGTTCGGCACGAGGAGCGCCGGGCGATCCCACCGCAGATCACAAGCCATCATGCAATGCGCCCATGTGCCCATCGGCGTGAGCCAGCCGCCACCGAGCGAGCCGCGATCGGCGAACCGCATGGAAAAGCCACGCATCGAACAGAGGAACACCGGGTAGCCATTCGAGATCGCTTTTGCGCAGTCATCGAACGACCGCACGAGCGTGACTTCAGTCACCTTGTGCTTTGCTGCGTAGGGTTCGAGATCGTCGGGCAAGCCCTCGCGCCCGAGCGTCTTCTCCTGCGTGCCCGTGAGAGGCGACTTGTAGATCGTGCCGCCGTAGTTCTGACCGAAGTGAAGCGTGCCGAAATCGCGGATCGCCTTCGCCGCGTGGAAGCCAGTGCTGCCGTCGCCTCCGAGATTTCGAGACTGCCCGCGAGCCTCGACGCGCGACAATCCATAAACGACTCCCGGGATGCAGAGCCCACCCCACACCTCTGGCTCGCGACGCAGGAGGAGATCCGCAGCGGCAAGGCAATCCACCGCCATAGCAGTTCCCCAGCCAATGCAACTACCGATCGGCTGCGAGCCTCGCTTCCACGAGGGCATGCACTTCAGGAGCAACTCCGACAGGCTCACGTCGTGCTTTGCCGTCTGGAGCCCCGGCCCGGCTTCAGCAAGAGTCGGATGCGGGAGCGACGAGACTAACGCTTCAGCCCCGGCGGGGTCTGGCGTGTAGCCGAACAAAGGGACGAACGCCACGGCTCACCCCCTGCCGATGCCGGCCCATGCCATCGCTCTAGCAAACTCCGCATACGATTTGCGGGTGTCGCTCGTCACCGGCACCGTCGCCGCCCCGAGAGCCTTCACGTAGGCGGCCTCGGTCGCCGTCCGCAGGGCTTCCTGCGAGCCGGGCACGTTGCCACCGATGCGCCGCCACGCGATGTCGAGGGCGAGCGTGGTGAATGCCCGCAGGCTCCGCGTGTCGGTGAACGCCACCTCGGTTGCCACGGCATCGCCTTCGACCACGATCGCCGCCTTGCTCCACGTCTGTGCCCACAAGGCCCGGTCGCCTGCCGGCAGATTGCGGAGAGCCTTCGCCACGGGTTCGACGATCGCGATCATCTGGTCACTCGGAGTCTCGGTGTCTACCGTCACGGTGGGAATCGTCGGCACGCTGATACCGCGTGGCAGCCCGAACACCGCGAGGTATCCGAGAGCCGCCGCCAACAGGAGCCGCGTGCCACTGGTCATCGCTTCGCCTTGCCTGGACAACCGCCGAGCATCACGTCGATCAACTGCTGGCAGAGCGAAACGCCATCCACGCACCCGGCAGCCTTGCACCGCTCGGCGAGATCGAGCACCGTTCGCATTTCGCGAATCCCGATTGCGGCGGCTTGGGCTTCGGAGCCACCGGCCGAGAGCCTGGCTTTGACTTTGCCCACCACCCAGGAAGCGGCAGGAGCGCCCGCAAGAGCCACTGCCGCCACGCCGGCGACGATACGAAGAATGCCATCGAGGCTCACTTCCGCATCTCCTCGACCTTGAGCAGCACCCACCGCACGAGCGACTCGCCTTCGGCGGAACGCAGCACGGCGGCCAGGTGCTTCACGAGCTCATCGTCGAGGCTGCTTCCCGTGTTCGACGCCAGCCACTCGCAAGCCTCCGAGATGATGATGCCCTGCTTGTACGGGTCGGCGGTTTGGACGAACCGCTGGGCAAAACCGATCAGCGGGGCGTACCGCTGGATCAGTGCGAGTTGCTGCCAGATCGAGAGTCGCTCGCCGTAGCGTGCGTATTCGTCGGCGGTGCCTTCGTAGTTGGGCAGCGTCATGTTTCGTCCTCCTCATCCGATTCTGCCGAGTCATCCCCCTTGTCTGGCAGTGGCCATACGCACGTGTCTGAAACAAACTGGTACACGTCCTGCCAGCAATCACCGGCCTCATCCCAAGCGTCTTTGCGGTCTAACAGGAACGGCTGCGAAAACACTTCCTCAAACCCTGGTATCAGTTTTCCGCTGGCGTCGGTCATCGTGAGATACACGTAGCGCCGCCCGTACTCCACCACGATTCGACGCTCGATGTGATCTGGGTGCTGTGTCATTCGTCGTCGCTCTGCGGCAGCTCGAGGTCCGAGGTGTCGATGCGTCGCAGCGTCACGTGCTGCGTCTTGGTCACGGCCCGATCTTCGCGCGTGCGTTCATCCCATCGTTGCTGAATCTCCTTGCACGCCTGCAGAATCTCGCGCGGCGTCGGGTCGCGCATCTCCGATCGCTTCGGCTTCCACCGCAGCCGGCGATCGTTGCGCAGCGGCAGCTGCCACACGTCACGCAACCGCACCACCTGGTCACGGGTAATCGTGTAGCGTTCACACAGTGCCCTCATGGGCATGTGCGTCAGCCAATCGGCGCGAAACGCCGCCACGCTAATCGTTGCCGTGTTGCCCCGCATCGTCAGGCTCCATCCAGTGCATGACCGTGCGCATGGCCGGGCAGATGTAGAGATGCTGCCCTGTGGCATCTGCTATCGAGCGATGAAACGGCACGTGTTCGCAGTCGCTGCCGTCATACGTGCCAGCCAAGTAGGCATCCGTGCGATAGATCGCCATCCCACCAAACGCACTCGACACCAGCACAGGGGGCGAGCCAACAGGCGGAAACCACTGGTAGCCAAATCCGCCGAAGCCCTTCTGGTACGCATCCCAGTAGCACCGGGCCTGGCCGAGTCCACGCAAGGCCCACATGTCGTAATGTGCCCACGTCACGCCGTGTGGAAATTTCCATTGAAAGAGCGAAACGCTCGCCATGCCAAACGCACCGGGCGTGTCCACGAGCCAGCCAATAGCGTTCAAGACGCCTTCGTGCATCCACCCGCCCCATGCGTCCCAGTCGATAATGCACACGTAGTCAGCGTCAGCGGCGCACGATCGCACCCATTTCTGGCAAGCGGTGCGGTGCTCGGCCATCGCTTCGGTGCGTCTGCCTGCAAACTCTGACCCAAATGCCGGCCGGTTCAGCGTTTGGTAATGGAACGTTGCTTGCCTGTGCGTGCTGCAAAATTGGTGCAACACTCCGAGCGTCTCGTCTTCGCAATCGTTGCTCTCGATGTGCAGACGCCACTGGCCACAGCAGGCCGCCAGCTGCTCGAGCTTGCCCAGATTTGACGCCAACGGCCCGGCACAGTTTCTGGCCAATCCGACAAACGCCACGGAAGAATGCCGCAACCGCTCCAGCCCTTCGGCGGCACGCTGGGCATACGCATCGGCAAACTCTGGCGTTGGCAACACCAGGGCAGATGGCACGTCAACGCTCGGCGCTTCTACGACCATGTGACGCAGCACCTTTTGCGAGACAGAGCTTTGTTGGTCTGCTCATCAAGCCCGCACCTCATCATCCACCTCGCGCAGATTTCGCCTGTACGTTTGAAATGCTCTGGCAGATAGACGTTGTTGCGGCTGTACGAGCGTTCGCCGTGGTAGTACGCGGCCCCAGCTTGCGGCAGCAGCACGCAGCCAAAAATGCACGCAGCTGCGGCGTACCCAATGCAATCGCAGAACGGCCCCATGGTTTCCCAGTTGTGCTGCCAAAGCCAATCGGCCACGTCTCTGCGTAGCGATGAACCGATGCCGGATTCAGTCGCGTTGGCCGTGGTCTGCACACGCTCGCACATTTGCTGCGGCGTCAGGACCGTCGTTTCCTTTACCTCTTGCGACACGGTGAGTTGATGTTCACCGTCTACGCTCCGCACTTCGTAGTCCGAGAAGATCACGGCGGCGGCGATGTGCTGACGCACGGCGTCAATGAACCCGGGAAGCAGCACATCGTCGGCACCCATGCCGATGAAGTGGTCCGCCTGGCTCGCCTGGTAGACCGTGCGTTGCGCTGCGACGTGGCAGCGGCTTTTGCGTGGCCACCGCCAGTAGGTGATCTTCACCGGCAGTCTTGCGATCACGGCCTGCGTGTCGTCTGTGCTGGCGTCGTCGATGACGTGGATCTCGTCAGCGCCGTCGGCGCTGAGAACCGCTCGCTCGAGCGTGTCGCCCATGTTGTACGTCGGGATGATGACGGCAACCGTGCTCACAGCTTGGCCCCCGTGCAGACGGCCAGGCGATAGTGGCACATCGGGCCATACCCTGTGTGCAGCGTCTCGTCGTTTAGCCCGAACAGAAAGACGTTTCGGAAATACTTCTGCAGCGTCTGCCGCAGCTGGTCTTCCGTTTTGCAGTTGACGTGCCCGGCCCGGCTGAGCTCGCTGGCGTATGGCTGCGATTCAAGAGACGGCATGCCGCAGATAAACGTGCCGTGCTGGCCAATGGCCATGCAGATGTTTCCGAGAAACGCCGGCTCCATCTCGGGCCGCACGTGCTCGAGCACATCGAGCGAGTACGCAGCGTCGAAATGGCACAGCAGACGATCCGGCCGATAGCAAACGCCGCGCGTGATGTCGTGCTGTAGCCACACGACGTTCTTGATGCGGCGTTCCCTAGCATTGGCCAGCAGCTGCTCGTCTGAGTCGATTGCCGTGACGCTGCCGACAGCCTGCGCAACGATCGCCGTTGCCCAGCCGTCACCGCAGCCCACCTCGAGCACGTTCGCCTTGCCGGCCAGCATCTTGGACACGAACTTGTAGCGGGCCAGCGTGAAGCCCAGCCGCTTCGGGTCAATGCTCCACGTGTGCCCGGCCATGGCACCGAGCGTCTGCGGTGGCGTTTCGTGGCAGACGGCGTAGATCATGTAATCCGCACCGTGGTGCGGGCCTCCGTGCCGTAACTCTTCTCCACCACCAGGCGGCTCACCTGGGCATCGTCTCCGAGAATCGGCCCGATGGCGTCGAGCACCGCTTTCGCCACGTTGTCTACGTCGGGGCGCGGCAGCGTCGGTGCCGTGGCCTTCACGCCCTTCTTCGTCAGGTGCGACTTGGGCCTAGCAAAGACGGCGTCGATCACCACGGCAACAGGCCCGCTATCGTTCCGCAGGCCGGCGTCTATCGCCGCCATCTGGATCGCGTGGCGGTACGCATGCACTGGATGTTTCGCAGGCACATAGGCACGGGCGAACCCGCCCGCAGTCGAGACTCGTGCTCGAGGCTGCGGCACGGGATCTCCAGGCACGCTAAACGTGATGGCGTTCATTGGCGTTGTCAGCCGCTCCAGCTCGTCAGCGGCCTCCGTGAGAAGCGCCGAGCGGTCAAGCGCACGACACGCTTTGACGCTCTCACGGAGGCGCTGAACGAGTTCGTGCATCACTCGTACCGAATGACAGCGAAATACGCCCGCCGAGTGGGCGAATACGCTACGCCTTTCTCCACGATGCGGTAGCGGCCATAGAAG